CGCAGCGGCGGACGCTATCTCGCCATCCCCACCGAAAACGTACCCATGAAGGGCGGTGGTCGCCGAATGACCCCGAACGACATGCAGAGCGGGACGAAGTTCGGCGGTTTCGGTCGAGACCTCGAAGTCGTTCCGACAAACCGCCCCGGCGTGCTGCTGCTTGTCCTGCCGGTCGTTCGCGCCACGAACGGCCGCACGCTACGGCCGGCAACAGGTCGCCGCGTCAAGGCGGGACGCAATGTCGAATGGGTGCCGATGTTCATACTGGTGCGGCAGGTTCAGATGCCACGCCTGCTGGACTGGCGTGGGCCGGCGGAAGCTTACGCGAACCGTCTGCCGGATCAGGTTGTGCGGGAGTGGGAGGCGCGCGATCGCGCGAGCCGTGATGCCCAGTAAACGCGAACTCGTGCTCCAGGCCCTTCACGCCCGATTGACGGGCGTTCCTCTCGCCAAGGTTGAACGCAATCGTCTGCGACCGGAGCGGATCCCGCCCGAGGGCTTGATCATTTTGCGTGATGGCGAAATCGGCGAGCCTGAGGTTCTGCTATCGCCGCTGAGCTACGTCTGGACGCATGCAGCGCGCATTGAGGTGTTCTCGGCATCGGGGGATCCGGACGCACATCTCGACACGCTCCTCACGTCTATCGCCACCGTCCTCGGCGTTGATCCCGCCTTGGGCGGAGAGATCGATCAGATGGAGATCGGAGCGCCGGACTTCGATGGCGCAGCCCCTGAGGGCGGACCGGACGTTAAGGCCGCCATCGTGCCCATCCGACTCGTTTACGAGACGAGCAATCCGCTGACCTGACGCGTCTGTCCCCAGACGCGGCTTCCAAATCTTTGAACCAGAAAGAGGAGACCCGGCATGGCGCTTGGTTTCGGTGCAAATGCGCGCCTGATGGCGGCCTATGAGACGACCTACGGCACGCCGCCGTCTGATGGTTATCATCGGGTGGGCTTCTCGCGCTACGGCCTGTCCGCGCGACAGCCGCTGCTCGACAACGATCTGCTAGGAGAAGGCCGCGATCCGGCGCCTGCGGTGCTCGGCGCACTCACTTGCGACGGTGAAATCGCAGTGCCCTGCGATGCCCGCCAGATCGGCTTCTGGCTCAAGGCGCTGCTGGGTGAGCCGACAACGACGGGCACGACGAATTTCACGCATAGCTTCCAATCCGGCGGCGCCACAATCCCAAGCCTGTCGCTTCAGGCGGTCAACCCGGACGTCCCGCTGCGGCGCACGCATTTTGGCGCCCGCGTCGATAGCTTTACACTGCCGCTTCGTCGCGACGGCCTGACCAGCGCCACCCTCTCCCTCATCGCGCAGGGCGAGAGCACGGACAATGTCGACCGCGATCTGACCCCTGTGAGCTACAACGCGCTGCGCTTCGGCTCCTTCCAGGGAACGATCCGACGCAATGGCGCCGCCATGGGGCGCGTCGTCTCCGCGGAGATCGTCTATCGCAATGGCCTCGATCGCATCGAGACGATACGCTCCGATGGGCTGATCGATAGCGCTGAGCCGACCGTCGCCGCCTGCACCGGCAACATCGTCGTCCGCGTTGACGGGACGACATTGATCGAAGCCGCGACAGCAGGCACGCCAATGGAACTCGATTTCGGCTATGTGCGCGACGCCAATACGAGCCTCATTTTTACGGTGCACGAGGCGGTGCTATCGCGCCCCTCCGTGCCGATCGAAGGACCATCGGGCATTCAGGTCACCTTCGAGTTTCGCGGGGCCAAAGACCCGACGCTTGGCCGCATGCTGACTGCTGTCCTCAAGAATGATGTCGCCGCCTACGGAGCCACGCCATGATCCGCCTTGGTCTCAAAGCCGAGCCCTATTGGCTCGATCTGCTGCCCGGAGTGCGGCTCAAGGTCCGCCCCTTCGGGACGGCGCTATTCTTCGCCGCGCAATCGGCCATGGTTCGTGTCGACACCGAGGGCGAGACGGCAAGCGAAGTCATCGATGCCCTGCGCGGTGTCGCCTTCATCAAGGCGCTCGCCCGGCTATCCATCATCGAATGGGAGGGCATCGCTGACGATAAGGGAGCCCCGGCGCCGGTCACGGCTGAGGCAGTCGAGGCCCTGATGGAAATCTGGCAGGCGGCGGCCGCTTTCGAGCGGATCTACGCACGCCCGATTACGGAGATTGAAGCCGAAAAAAACGCCTGAGCGCCCGCGCCGAATGGCATTTCGGCGGCGGGCCTGCCTATTGCGCAGCTTGCCCCGGACGCTGCCCCGAATGCCCCTACGAACGCGACCAACCAGCGACCGCTGAGGGCTGGGAAGTCTGGGACCTTTTGGAGCGTTGCGCGGGGCAACTTCGGATGGGGCCATCAGGCCCTGTTGGGCTCGATTTCGGGGCTGTGTTTCTCATGGGTGATGCGCTCGGCGTGAGCCGACCGGCGCTCGCCGAACTCCTGCCCGCGGCCGAAACCGGCCTCATGCGCGGCATCATCAAGCGAAACGACAAGAGCGAGGATGGCGAACCGTAACATCTCGGTCCGACTGCAGGTCGATGGGGGACGCTTCAAGGCCGAACTGGTCGAAGCGGGTCGCACCGGCCAGCAGGCGCTCAAGACCATCGAGACGGCGGCGCGCGATGCGGGCAACGCTCTGGAGCGGACCGGCGCCTCTGCGCAAAAGGCCGACCGCGAGCAGGAGAAACTGGCCCGTTCTGCCGAGCGCTTGAGGCGCCAGTATGCCGATGGCTACCAAGCGGCCCAGGAACAGAGCCGCGCTAGCGCCCTACTCGGCAAAGGGCTCCTGACGCAGGGCGAGTATGCCAGTGTCGTCGAGGGCATCGGCCGGAAATTCACCGCCGCCGGCTCACAGGCGCGGAGCTTTGGCCAGGCTGTCGAGACGCAGGGCCAGCAGGCTCGCATTACTGCCCGCCAGTTGGCCCAGCTGCAGCCGCAGCTGAACGATATCTTCACGACGCTGACGACGGGCATGAGCCCGTTGACGGTGGCCCTCCAACAGGGTCCGCAGATCACCCAGATCTTCGGCGGGATCGGGGCGACATTCCGGGCGATCCCGCCAGTGGCGCTCGGCGCCGCAGCCGCCTTGGCAGCCGTCGGCATACCGCTCGCGATCATTCTGTCTCGCGCCAGCGATCTTGCAGCGGAAAGCCGGACCTTCAACGTCGCGCTTGCCGCCATGGGGCGCCAGGGTCAGACCACAGCGGGGCAGCTGAACGAACTCGTCGAGAAGCTTCGCGATGTCGGCGTCGCGCGTGATGAAGCGCGTTCGGCGATCTCGACCCTTGTTCGCACGCCGAACCTTCCGGGCGCCGAGATCCCGCGTCTGGCGAGCATGGCGCCCGATCTGGCGGCTGCGATGGGGTCCAGCACCAGCGACGCGGCTCGCCAGCTCGCTGAATTCGCGACCGGCGGCTACGACGCCATCATCAAGCTGGATCGGGCGCTCAATGGCTTTCTGAACCCGTCCCAGCGGGAGAACATCCGCCTCCTCGCTGAGCAAGGCGAGAAGTCGCGCGCCTATGGCATCGCTATCGCGGCGCTGCAGGAACGCATCCGGGGGCTGAACGAGCAGTCGCTGTCGCCGACAGAGAAGTCGATCAACGACATCAGCCGGGCGTGGGATCGCCTTGTCGATAACCTGGCGCGCGGCGCGATCGGTCGGATCACGCTACAGGTCGTCGAAGGCGCGATCTCCGGCGCGGCCAATCTGCTTGGTCCATCCCAGCCGCGTGTGCGCGATCCCCTCGCTGAGGCCGAGGATGCACTGCAGATGGCGGTTGAGCGCCTTGACCGCTTCAACCGCGAGACCCGGCTCTATAGAGACCCTAATGCGGAAGTGGTCATACCGGGCTTTGGCTATGGGTCGCCCAACGCTGTGCGACTGCAGGTTCAGGAGCAGGTCGAGGCCGCACGAGCGGAGTACGAGCGGCTCCGCCAGGCGACTGAACAAGCGCAAGCCCGTGCTCAGGCGCAAGCGCAGCCGCCGGTGGTTGCGGGTTCTTCGGTCGGTGGCCCCCAGCCCATGGCGATCGGCGAAGAGACCGCACGCCAGATCGCTGACCTCGAACGACGCCAACGGATCTACAATGCAGCGCCCGCCCGCCGCCCTCTTGTGGAGGCGGAGATCCAGGCAGAGATCACCGCGCGCGAACGGAATCTCAATGCGTTGGAGGCCGAGGCCCTCAAGCGTCGCATGGTTGCAGACGCGGCGGC